AATCCTTGCCCCAGTGGTTACAGAGCGTCTTAATGATAGCGTAGACAGCACCTTCACCATCACCATCATGATCTAAAGGCAATCCCTCTGAAAACTCAACAATAGCTTTCTGGAAGTCAGAACCGTGTATGTTAATACCAGACATTGCTGCTGGATACATACGGCTACGACTATCATTTGTAATAGGCCAATATAAGTTCTCATACATTAACAATTCATCTGCTAGGTTAAGGCAGTCGTCTAGTGTCTTAGCTATACCTTCCCTGCCTAACTCATGCTTCTTATGTGCATCCCTCTCTGCTGCCCAAGAGAAGAAAGCCTTCCGTTTGGCTACTGACTCTTCATCACGATTAGCGAGAACCATAGCCTTTTTCATTTTACCAGTTCTAGGATCTAACTTCTCACCCTCAACCTTATCCCATATATAAGCATCAGTTGTTTTGTCAACTGGGCAAGGAACATCAAAAGTACCCTTTACCTCACGAAACACATCACCCATTGCAGCAGGTTTAATTTCCTTAAGTTTAAGCATAACATCATAAATACGCTTATTAACTCTGTAAGGTGTTTGCTGTATCTGATTAATAGCATCGAGTGCAAGTTGACTAGGGCACTCATGTTGAGCATTCCGCTTCATTAGTGGAACTATCTTCTTAGCCACTTCAGAAAGGTAGCCACCCCCAGTGATACCCTCCCAAGAATCTGGACGGCAAACCATAGGCTTAAACTCACGCTTAAACATTGGGAAGATTTCAGCATTATCCTCTACAACCTTGTTAAACTTATCTGTTGAGGATACCTCCCACACAGACTCAACTTTAGACACCCTACGCAGTGCTACATGGAACCAACTTGAAGGTAATGCATTCAGGGTTAGATCAAGTAATGAAATACCTGCTGATACCTTCAGACGGATAGTAGCCTCATCGGTGGAGAATACCTTCTCAGGAGATCCACTACGTATAAGTAAATCCTCCCCAATCCTAACTGCAAGATCAGTAACAGTTAGAGAAGGTGAGCTTGCTATACTTGAGAGCAGGATGGATAAGCCACAGAATGCGACCTCCTCCATTTCGAGATCTTTAGTTATCTTGAAGAATGCATGTCTCTTCCTTACAGCCTTGTCATGGTGATCTCTTATATGCTCACTGCTAAGAACCTTGGCAAGCATACCACCAAGGAAGCCACCAGACTTATTCTCCTCCATTGATAATAAGATATCTTTACTTGTCGCACCATCTAGTTGCAGCCTCTCTCTTTCTAATTGGATATCTCTCATTTGTCAGATTACTCCTCATATCTGTCATCTAATCTGGTGAGGTAAGTATCAACTTTCTTAATCACCTTGTCAATATTATATTGATAATAAATTTTCAAGTATGAAGTTGAGGGGAGTGGTCTTGAAAGTGCCTGAAAAACACCAACTGTAACTTATTGATTGTTATGGATATTCGTTAACCACCCTCATTGTGATAACCCATAACGGGACAATAACAACCAAACCAAGGGAGGTATATGATCATTAATAATAACATTCCTGAGTCACAATCAGCACCATCATCAAGAACCTCCCGCAGAACCTCCCGTAGAAGCAGGCGAACTCAGGAAAAGTCAACCATTGTAGGTAATAAGCCATGCCCAACCTGCCGTGAGAATGGGGGTGATAAAACAGGAAATCATCTGATGGTGAGGGACAATGGTACTGGCTACTGTAGTCGCTGTAACAAACACTTCTCAAAGGAGGAGGTTGAAGCCTCTGATGACAAACGTACATCACGTAGAGCACCAAGATATACATACCAACAGACATACCAGAAGAAACTTACCATTGATGACATTGCACACTTTGGCTTTCTAGGAGACAAGCATAGAGGTATTACACCTGATGCTGACAGACACTTTGGAATTAAGACAGAGGTCTCTGAGGGCAACCGTAAGCCACTTAAACGGTACTACCCTTACTATGTGGAGGATGAGCTATATGGTTATAAGGTTCGTGAGTTACCAAAGCGCTGGGATACAGATATTGGTAACATCACTGGCACAGATATGTTTGGTTGGAACCTCAGGAATAACAACTACAATCTGATCATCATAGTTGAAGGTGAGGAGGATGCTGCTGCTGCTTATCAACTACATCTTGCAATGAATAAGCGTTCAGAAAACAGACGCATCAAGAAAACTATACCACAGGTAATCTCCCTTCCTAATGGAGCTAAGGGTGCTCATAAAGCACTGATGCATCACTACGAGGAATTATCAAAGTACCGTAAGATTTACTGGTTAGGTGATAACCCAGTTATTGATAGGGATGGAAGGGAATCATTAGAGGTGGCAACCAGCATCTTTGGGGTGGACAAGATTTATGTACCAGAGTGGGTAGGTGTTAAAAAAGACCCATGTGACATACTCAAGGTTGGTGGTGATGAGGCTATTGACATTTATGCATCAATGTATTTTGATGCAAAGCCATTCAGCCCCTCAGATATCAAAGCTGGTAGTGAGTACACATGGGAGGAACTTTTTGCTGATCCAGTTATTGGATATGACATACCATTTAAAAGTGTGAGTGATAGAATCGGTGGATTCCGACTAAGAGAACACACCTTACTGCTATCAGCGAGTGGTGTAGGAAAGTCAACCATTGCTAGATTGATCGGACACCATATGGCTAAAGAGCATGGTTGGTGTATTGGTTCAATCTTCCTAGAGGAGCAGGATAAGAAAACTGTTCAAGGGTACATTGCTGCTGAACTCGGGGTTGCACTCAATCTATTACGTAAAGACCCTGACATGTTTGAACAAGAAGATCGTGATCGTGCTATGTCTTACATTGCAGACAAGCACATCTTCCTCACCCATAATGGGTCTATAGGCAGGGATGCACTGATGTCAAAGATACGCTATCTCCATGCTAAAGGGGCAACAATGATTCTTGTGGATCATCTTTCTATGGCAACAAATGGAAGTGATGATGAGAGGCGTGAATTGGATACACTCTTAGAAGAGATGTACAAGTTTACCGAACTACACGATGTTCATCTGCTATCAGTAATACACTTGAATAGGGGTGGGGGTAACAACCAATTTGCCCGTGGAGCTGAGATCAGTGAGAACAACATCCGTGGTTCAGCAGGTGTACTCCAGCAGGTGTGGAATTGTATTTCCGTGGAAGCAGATATTCAACATGAGACCCTTAGTGGTGCCCGTTTCTTCCGTATACTTAAATGTAGGGAGATAGGTGAGGCAGTAGGTCTTGTTGATGGTGGTTATGTGTATGACAATAAAACTGGTAAGCTGAATTACGATGCATCATTACATAAAGATATGGTGTGTCCATTGAAAGCTAAAGAGAAACAATACTCAGAATCAAACAAGCCTAAAATGGGAGGATGGTATGACAATAGAGCAAGTTGAGCTAACACCCTCTCAAATACGCTCTCAGAGGCGTTCATCAAGGCGTGAACGTGAAGAAAGACGTAAGGCAAAGTTTAATATGAAAGTCTCACCAGCATCCACTCATGAAGCCTCAGGCATGAAGAAGGTTATTACATTTGAAGACTTAGATGCATACCAACTTCATGCTTATCGTGGCATACATGACTGGTGGGATGCTGGAGCACTCAAGCCACTGGTACTGGGTGGATATTCTGGGTGTGGCAAGACGAGTCTGCTTAGCGTTGTTTTTCCTGCACTTAGGAATGCTGACGGATCTGAGGTGGGTATTGTTTACTGTGCATATACAGGGAAGGCAACCAATGTGTTAAGAGCCAAGGGACTTGAAGCACAGACAATCCATTCATTGATTTATGATGTTGTTCCTTCTGAGGATGATCCCTCCGAAATGGTGTTTGAGTTAAAGGCACCTCAATCCATTCCGTATGAATTGATTGTTGTAGATGAGGCCTCTATGGTTCATGACTCAATGCGCTCGGATCTAGAATCATTAGGTATCCCCATACTCTATACTGGCGACCACGGGCAGCTACCACCTGTGTCTGGTGATGGTAATGTTATGGAAGTCCCAGACTACAAACTTGAAGAGGTTCATAGACAAGCACTTAACAGTGGGATCATCAAAGTAGCCACAGATGTACGTAAGGGTATTACAGTTGCTAAAGGTACTTATGGTGTTAATGGTGACGCTACTAAACTTGGCAAGGAATGGGCAAACAACCTAGAGTTCATTGCAGGTCATGATATGGTTGTGTGCTATACCAACGCTACCAGACACTCATTCAATGAAGCATTACGCGAGTACAAGGGTTTCAGTGGTAGATATCCGCAGGTTGGTGAGTCACTTATCTGTAAGCGTAACAACAAAATTACAGGTATGACTAATGGTCTTATACTTGAAGTAACCGCTATTCGTGAAGAAGAAAGTTGTTTGATCATGGATGGAAAGGATGAAGCTGGTAATCAATATTATGGGCTAAAGGTTTACACCAATTACTTTGATGGGTATGAACATCCCAAGATATTTGGTAGAACAACTCTTGACATATTTGAGTTTGGATATTGTCTTACAGGACATAGTTGTCAGGGCAGTCAGTGGGACAGTGTTTGTGTCATCGAAGAGGTGATGCGTGGACAGTCAACTGATATGAAACGTAGATGGCTATATACAGTCCTCACGAGGGCTATAAATAGACTTACTTGGATTAGCAGACACGGTTAGCAAACAGGAGGTGTAGAACACTTATGACCGAAGATGAAATTAAGAGCTACACATTCCCAGAGGAAATACGTGGAGCTATGATGTATGGTGACATTGAGGCTAATGGATTACTGGAGGACATCAAGAAGATTGAAGGTGGTCAGCTTGTAATTCATAAAGAAGCTGATACAGTCTGGATGGCATGTTATAAGTTAAAAGGCAAAGGTGGACATTGCTTCGATTTTATCAATGATGATGTATTGAAGCTCCACAGACGATCCATTGAAAGGCACAATAGAGAGTATCAACGTAAAAATGTTACTGTACTACCCTTGAGCCTATTGGGTAAGTTCACAAACCATATTGGTGTACAGTGTTTCCATAATGGTTGCCGATTTGACTTCCCATTAATGCGTAAATTGTTAAATGTACATGTACATCGCAACAACATGTTAGATACATTAGTGCAGTCGCAGACCCAGTTCTCAGACAGACCATATGTGGATGGTTCAACAACAGGCCCACACAGCATTGAGAGTTGGGCATTACGTATCGGCAAGGGTG